CCCTCGCCCAAAGTAGAAACTGCTATTCTCAAAAAAGTTGCAGAGTCTCTGGATGCTTACGATGCTGAGTTTGTTGAGCGTCTGGTAGCATGGGCAGAGATTATTCGTAAGACCTTCTACGATGGTGGCGTGGATGAGATTGTTTCTACTCGCCGCCTTGTGCATATCATCCGTGCATTTAGCATCTTCGGCAAGCGCAAGAAAGCAATTGAAGTTTGTGTTGCTCGTTTTGATGATGAAACCAAGCAATCCTTCCTTGAGCTGTATGCTAAGATTGATGCTAACGTAGACCCCGATGATGACGATAACGAATCTCCAGAAGAGATGGTGCGCCGTCATGCTCAAGAAAGTGCTGCTACTCTTTAACAGCACATTATTAAACACCCCAAAACTCTTTATTATGGAGACACACCATGGCTAACAAACCCCAAACTGAAGTTGTGCTTAAATTTGGCACAATTAAAACAAATCATGTGCTTGACGCTTTGGCTGCTTTGCTGAATGATCATGAGCATAAAATTTTTATGATGAAAGATACAAATTATACAATCTATAAAAATTTGTATGATGAAATTAACACCGCTCTTGTTAAGGCACAAAAAGGTTCTGGTTATAGTAAGAGAGGAGTAAAACGAGAATTTATTGATCCAGAACGTAGGGAGCATCTCATTTATAAAGAACATCAAGAGCAAAATTATTGAGGAATTGAATTATGCAATGGAAATACAATGAAGACAAAATCCTCAAAGAGGTTGAGGATTATGTTGTGAGCACCTACGGTAGTCACTACTGTGGTCATAATGATGCCTATAATGATATTCAAACAATTGACTTGATGGCAGCAAAAGACCTGGCACCAGATTTCTGCCAGGCAAACATTCTCAAATATGGCAGTCGTTATGGTGACAAAGATGGTCACAATAAACGCGACTTGCTAAAAGTGATTCACTATGCTATGCTATTGCTTCACTTCGACAGACACTATAGTCGTATGGATAACGGTCTTGGAGAGTTTAAATGAGCACTATTGCACTGTCCAAAATAACTATTGATATTCTAAAAAACTTTTCTACTATCAACACATCAATTGTGATCAAGGAAGGTAATGTAATTCGTACTATCAGTAATGAAGAAAACATTCTTGCTTCTGCTACAGTTGAAGAAAGTTTCCCACAAACTTTTGCTATCTACGATCTCACTCAGTTTCTTTCTGGTCTCTCTTTGTTTGACAACCCCAGTTTGGTGTTTGACAACGATGACTATCTTGTTATCAAATCTGGTAGATCTCGTGTTAAGTATTACTTCAGCGACCCTGAAATTACTCTTAAAACCGCACCAGACAAGAAAGTTAATTACCCAGGTTCTGATGTATTATTCTCTCTAACTGCAACTGATATCTCTTCACTTAACAAAGCATCCAATGTTTATAAACTTCCTGATTTTGTAATTGATACAGATAAAGAAATTCTTTTGTCAGTGCGAGACTTAGAGAATGACACCTCTCACGTTTATGATATTACAGTTGGTGGAGAGTTTAAAGGTAAACATCGTCTACATCTTAAAGTAGAAAATCTTCGATTGATGCAAGGTGATTATTCTGTGGGTGCTTCTAAACATTTGATTACTGAGTGGAAGCATTCTAATCTTGATTTGACTTATTATATTGCGCTTGAGCCTTGATGAAAAATTTCCTGTGGGTGGAGGAATACAGACCTCATAAGATTGAAGATTGTATTCTCCCTAATTCGTTAAAGAAAGTATTTACTGGATTCATTGAGCAGGGTGAGATTTCTAATCTCATGCTTTCTGGTCCAGCTGGCGTTGGTAAAACTACTGTTGCCAAAGCATTGTGTGAGCAACTCGGACTTAGTTATATTGTCATCAATGGTAGTGATGAAGGTCGCTTCCTTGATACTATTCGTAACAAAGTAAGAAACTTTGCTACTACTAAATCTCTTGTTGGTGGAGGAGCACACAAAGTTGTTATTATTGATGAGGCAGATAACACTACTCATGACGTACAGTTATCTCTTCGTACGTTTGTAGAAGAGTATCATACAAACTGTCGTTTTATTTTTACCTGTAATTTTATCAATAAAATTATCGATCCTTTGCATTCTCGATGCACTGTTGTTGATTTTCGTATTAAGAAAGAAGAGGAGCAAAGACTGCAGTTAGCATTCTTTGACCGCTTGAGGGGCATCCTAGATGCCTCTGCGGTAGTGTATCAAGACAAGGTGCTAGTCAAACTAATTCAACGTTACTACCCAGACTGGCGGCGTCTTCTGAATGAGGCGCAACGTCACTCTGCTGGCGGGTCTCTAGATGCTACTGTGCTCTGTGATATTGCTGATGTCAATCTAGATGAATTGATTCGTGCAATGAAGAATAAAGAATTCACTACGGTGCGTAAGTGGGTGGTAAATAATATGGACAGTGACCCTAACACTATCATCCGTAAAATCTATAATACATTGAGTGAAGTGCTTGAGGGCTCTTCTATTCCTCCTGCTGTGTTGGTGCTTGCTAAGTATCAATATCAGATTGCCTTTGTAGCTGACCAAGAAATAAATCTGTTAGCTGCACTAACCGAAATCATGTGTGAGTGTAAATTCAAATGAAATCGTTAAAAACACCTCTTCGTTATCCTGGCGGTAAATCTCGCGCCATCAAATATCTACTTCCAAAGTTTCCTAAAGACATCACAGAATATCGCGAACCTTTTCTGGGTGGTGGTAGTGTTGCTATCGCATTCACTAAAGAAAACCCAGACATTCCTGTGTGGGTGAATGACCTTTATAATCCTCTCTATACATTCTGGTGTGTTCTTCGTGACGAATCACAAGAACTGTACGAATGTATCAAAGGATATAAAGAAGACTACGGCACTCCTGAGCTTGCCAGAGAACTCTTCAATCAAATGAAGATTGCAATCAATCATCCAGAAGCAGAAGATTTCTATCGTGCTGTAGCATTCTACATTATCAATAAGTGTAGTTTCTCTGGTCTGACTGAAAGTTCTTCTTTCTCACCACAAGCAAGCATTAGTAATTTCTCTATGAATAATATTGAGAAACTTCCTGGGTATGGTGAAATTATTAAAGACTGGAAAATCACTAATCTTAATTACTGGGAGATGATGATGACATCTGCTCCTGTGGGAACATTCTGGTTTCTTGACCCTCCTTACGATATCAAAGATAATCTCTATGGTAAGAAAGGAGAGCTTCATAAAGGATTTGACCATCAGATGTTTCATGCCTACATAACTCAAGGTAATATAAAAGATAAGTGGATGATTACCTACAACACCAATCCTACACTTATGGAATGGTATAATGGATATAATCAAACTAAATGGGATTTGACTTATACAATGCGTTCTGTGGGTGACTACATGAATGAGCAAAAAGATCGAGCAGAGCTTTTGATTACTAACTATGACGAAACCAACTTTATCCGAATATCTGACTTCTATCAATCAAACCAAGAAGTCGGTAGTTATTGATGAAGAATCAGAAAAAGCATATCCACCTTTCATCATTAATAAATGTTTATCTGGTTTTTTAGATACCGTTTTGTTTTCTAATGAAATGAATCTATACCCACATCTAGATAAGAAGATGCAATATGACTTTTTTATAAATAGTATCAGCCCAAGGAAACGTTTTAGTCCATGGGAAAAGAAATCTTCAATAGATTATCTTGATGCGGTCAAAGAATATTATGGGTATAACACCGATAAAGCTTTGCAAGCCTTGAGAATTTTAAATAAACAACAACTTGAAGATATTAAACGCTTAGTAAATAAAGGTGGAAGACAATGACAACTGATGTAGAAGTTAAGTGGAATCAAGCTGATATGGTTGAGGTGACTCTTAACGAACCTGATGATTTTCTAAAGGTTCGTGAGACGCTTACTCGCATTGGTGTTGCTTCCAGAAAAGAAAAAATTATCTATCAATCTTGCCATATTTTGCACAAACAAGGCAAGTATTACATTGTGCATTTCAAAGAATTGTTTGCTCTCGACGGTAAGAAAACAAATCTTTCGCTTAATGATGTGCAGCGTAGAAACAGAATCATTCAACTTCTCAGTGATTGGGGATTAATTGCTGTTGTAAAAGCAGATGCTATTGCAGATGTTGCACCGTTGAATCAAATTAAAGTCCTCGCCTTCAAAGAAAAAGATGAATGGACGCTTGAAAGTAAATATAACATTGGTCGTAAGAAGACCGAAGTAACCGAATAATTTAGTAGGGGAGTCCACACTCCCCATTTTTATGCTCTTTAATATATAATAATAAGAGATGCCTTCGGGGTCTCAACTAACACTCGCTTATTTAAGGAGCAATCAAATGACGAATACATATACATGGGATGTTTACACTCCATTCAACGTAGGATTGGAAAATGTTTTTAATCGACTAGATGCAATGTCTGGTCATAATACAAGTTATCCGCCCTATAACATTATCAAAAACGACAATGCTAACTACGAAATTGAAGTCGCTCTGGCTGGATTTAAGTCAGATGAGATCGAAATCTCTACAGAACAAAACATTCTCAGAGTTGCCTCTAAGGTTGAGAAACGAGATTCTGAGAGAGAGTATATTCACAAAGGTCTCTCCAAGCGTTCATTCTCCCACAGCTGGCAACTCGCAGATGATGTCAGAGTATCCTCTGTAGATTTTGCAGATGGTCTATTAACAATCTCATTGGAGAAGATCATCCCAGAACATCAGAAACGTACCACATATAATATTGGTGCTGGTAAGCAACAACTTCTAACCGAAGGATAAATAAACGCGGGGTAACCCAAATATCGTCGGCGCTAGAGGCACGGCTGGTCAGAATCAGCCCTTGCCTCTTTTTTATTTTTGTGCTACAATGTAATTATAAATTGGAGAATAGTATGGTCCCTAAAGTTTTAGTGATGAAAACAAGCGAACGTGTCATTGCTGGTGTTTCTGAAATGACAGATAATAATACTGGTAAAGGAATCTGCCTGGTTTTAAAATGTCCTTACATTCTAACTCTCAATCCCAAAGAAGAAGGTGGAGAAGAATATTCAGTAAACTTTAGTAAGTGGAATCCTTTTTCTTCTAGTAATAGTTTTAATATTCCATATGATTCTGTAGTTGCTCTTGGTGATGTTGATCAAGGAATCTTGGATGTTTATTTAGAAAAATTTAGTGCAGAATTGTATTATGAGGAGGAACAAGAAAATGCAGAATCTGAAGTTGATCTTACTGAAGAGTAATGAATCTTTGCTTGCACAAGTAGAAGAATTGGAAGTTGAATATGGTTTGCCTAATTGCAAACTGGTTGAGCCATATTCAGTAGGCACAGATTACATTTATGAGGGCGAAGAAAGGTGGAATCCTAATCTAGATCCAGATGATTTCATCGGAAAACCATGTCAAAAAAGGATTGCGCTTGAGCGTTGGCCGTGGTATACTGACCAGAGAGAAGTCCTGTTTCATGCGGATAATATCTTAACGATTTTGTCTCCAAATGCTGAAGCAGTGAAAGCATATATTGATGCAGTCCCTAGCATACTTAATGAAGAATCTGATGAAGTTTTACAAGAACGTTGAGCAAGTTGGTAATAAAATTCTGGTCCGTGCTCATGAAAATGGTAATGATGTAATCTATAGGGAGGAGTTTAAACCCTCCCTTTTCGTGTCTTCAAATAAACAATCAGATTATAAAACACTTGACGGTCGCAATCTTCGTCGTGTCATGCCTGGCACCATTGCTGATTGTAGGCAGTTTGTGCAACAATATGCTGACGTAGAAGAGTTTGAAATTCACGGAAATACTAGATACTTATACCAATACATCAACGAAAAATATTCCGAAGATGAAATCAAATTTGATAGCTCACTCATCCGTGTCTTCACGATGGATATTGAGACGGCAGCAGAAAATGGATTTCCTAACATCGAATCTGCTGACCAGGAGATTCTGCTTATTTCTATTCGTGATTCTTATACAAATAGGATCATTGTTTGGGGAAGCAAAAGTTTCTCGACTGAAGACAGGCAGGTTGATTACATTCATTGCGACGATGAAAAGAAACTTCTATCATGTTTCCTTAGATGGTGGCAAGAAAATTACCCCGACGTAATTACTGGGTGGAATGTACAACTATTTGATATTCCATATATCTGTCGCCGCCTGGATAGAATCCTTGGTGACAAGTATACTAAACTTTTGTCGCCCTGGAAATTGATTTCTGATAGAGAAATTTATATTAAAGGTCGTAAGCAGATTGCTTACGATATTCCTGGTATTGCGTGTCTTGATTATCTTGAATTGTATAAAAAATTTACTTATACAAATCAAGAGTCATATCGCCTAGACCATATTGCATTTGTGGAGTTAGAGCAAAACAAACTTGATCACTCTGAGTTTGATACCTTCAAGGAATTCTATACAAAAGATTGGAATAAGTTTGTTGAATATAATATTCATGACGTGCGCCTTGTCGATAGACTTGACGACAAGATGAAGTTGCTTGAGCTGGCATTTACTATGGCATATGATGCCAAGGTAAATTATGAAGATGTATATTCTCAGGTGCGTATGTGGGATAACATTATCTTTATCTACCTCGATAAGATGAAGATTGCTATTCCACCTAAAAAAGATTCCCGCAAGGATTCGCAGTATGCTGGCGCATATGTAAAAGAACCTATTCCAGGAATGTATGATTGGGTTGTGTCCTTTGACCTTAACTCGCTGTATCCTCATCTTATCATGCAATACAACCTGTCGCCCGAGACTCTCCTACCGCGTCGCAGCAGCGTCAACGTTGACATGCTGCTAGATAAGAAGCACGACACCTCAGACCTTGTGGGAGAAACTCTGTGTGCTAATGGGACACATTACACCACTCAGCACCAAGGGTTTCTTCCTAAGTTGATGGAAAAGATTTATGAAGATCGCACCATCTACAAAAAGAAGATGCTTGCTGCTAAGCAACAATATGAGAAGACCCCAACAATTGAGTTGAGAAAAGAGATTGCTCGCTGCAATAACATTCAGATGGCACGAAAGATTCAACTCAACTCTGCCTATGGTGCTATTGGTAACGAGCACTTTCGTTACTACAAACTTGAAATCGCTGAGGCAATCACTCTTTCTGGTCAACTATCTATTCGCTGGATTGAGAATAAGATGAATGCCTATCTTAATAAGATTCTAAAAACACAGGATGTTGACTATGTTATTGCTTGTGATACTGACTCTATGTATCTTAACTTGGGTCCTCTGGTTGAAACTGTATACAAGGGCAGAGAGAAAACT